CCAGGTATATAGGTTTGCGCTTGGGTGCCATATCTTGCTTCAAATGTAACGTTCTGGAAATTATAATCTATAGATTGTGGTGCTGTTGAATCAGCCTCTTGCCTTAGAATTTGCGTTCCATTCAGATATACATCTTTAAGTAATGCTCTATTGTAATTAGCATCCCCACGCGTAAAAGCACGAGCAGATGGGAATCCTTCAATTTCGCCTTCACTTAATAAATCAACAAAGATTGCATGTTGCTTCGATGCAAGGCTGTCTGGATCACGGACTGGTGTGTAAGCAGGTGCAGCAACTTGTTGGATTACTGTTTGCTGTGGCGCAACTACGGGCGCTGGTGCCTTCTTGGCCCCGCCTCCCGCACCACGTATCTGCTTTGTCATGCCTGCACCTGTTCAGTATCAATACCAGCAGAAATCACAACACTACCAACAATCGTCTCACCGTAGATTAACGGTACTGGCACACCTTGACGGCTTGTATTTTGTATGCCAGAAAAACTATAAGATTTCTGTGGATCCATTTCTGTTTGTCTGGTGCCGCTATTATAATTGCCACCTGAAAACCCACCTGATGATGATTGGGCGCTAATAATTGGCGTTGGTGTTAGCAATTGGCTTACACCGCCTAATATTAAATTTACTCCAATACCAACGCCAAGCGTGGCAAATGTGCCTAATCCTGCAATGCCGCCTGCAAAACCAAATGCAAAGCCAGATAACAAACCTGCTGATAATACGCTAAGTGCAATTAAACCTATACCAGCAAATATTTTACCTACCCCACCGGCTCCACCAATTACTGGGATAAAACTAATTGCCGAATCACCAGTAGGCCCATGCAAATCTTGTTCGGCTAATGCGTAATCACCAATCATGACTTGATAATTCCTCCCAGGCTCGCACATATGCGCCTCAAGCCCTGGGAAATTAGCAATCAGAAATCGTACAGCTTCCGCTGCGCTATCAACTGCCGCCCAAAATTTACGTTTGCCTACAAATTTTGCGAGCTGTCCATAAATCCGGATTTCACGTAACATGATTAGAGCAAGCCCCCTGTAATCATATTAGCGTTTTGATGCCTAAGCCTACGCCCAGTGCATTTTTGCAGCCATCCGCCATATAGATCACGACTGCTTAGCCTGTTACGCGCATGATGTAACAATAATTGATCGCCGATATAAACGCCAACATGATTTAGCCCTTTGCCTTCAATGCTAAAAAGTAATGCATCCCCGCATTCTAATTCATCTTCAGGCTCTAATTCATGAAAACCAGCTTCTAGCCAGAAGCCATCAAATAATGGCTTTTGCTCAAATTCTTCTGGAGTTACAGGTCGCTCCCAATCTGGCAACGTAATGCCATTTGATTTGTACCAATCACGCACCAACGTCCAGCAATCAGCTACACCCCACACCCATTCACGTCCAATTAATGGTGCAGAATAACCGCTTGGTTTTGTTTCGCTCCATGTTTTAATATTTGGGTTATAGATAAACCATGTCATGCCTGTGACTTCAATACCAACCAAATCCGCTTGGCTTGGTTCTGGTTGGGTGAATGGATGGCTGTGAAATACAGCCTCAATTTCGCCTGCTTCTTCTGCTGACGCAAAATCAATAGGATCAAGAATAAACTGCTCTGCATCAATTGCTAAATTTTTGCACGGCCAATAACGACGGCGACCTTTAACAACCACAACCAATCCGCAAGCCTCAACAGGATTACTAGCTTCTGCATGTTCAATTGCTTTTGCTTTCCACGTCATGCTACAAATGCTCCAATGCCTGGGAATGATCCAAATGGTAATGGTTCAGTATCACCAAACCTTTTTTTGCAGCTATCTAATCGTTTGCTGCATATATCAAGTGCTTGCGTTGCAACTGAATTATCGTTTACATCAAAGAATACATTTGCTGTATAGCTACATTCCGTGGAACGATATACCCATTGGCAAATGCTGCTGATGCATTGTCGTTTTGGCGCTCTGACGCCAGCAAGGTCAAATGCTGCTGCGCATTCAAACTCAACCACTGCTCTGTTTTCAGTTGATTTACGAGCTATAAAATAAATCTCCTGCGGAAATTCAGCCGTTGGATCTGGCGTTCCATACGGGTTCACACTACCTACAAAATTTACAGCATCAAGGTAACGTGCCATTGTTCTGCGTCTTATAAGCTTTGCACCTGTTAAATCATTACCTGCCGTTACATCGTTTACAATAAATAATATGGCACTAATTGTACCCAGACCATTGCTAATTCTAATTACAGGTCGCGGTAATACTCCTTTGCTACTAAATTCAAACCCGTCCATTTCAACTGGTAATCGCTGGTAAGCATTTGCAGCCCAAACTAAATCTTGGTTTGCATTCATATTACTTCCGGCATGAAACCTGTAAATCGTATTCGCTCCATGTAATGCGGTAACGAGATGCAACTCAAACAATTCAATAATTGATGATGGCGCAATCTTTTGCAGTTCAGATACTGGTACAGTCATGGCTCAAATACTTGGCGGAAAGTTGCTTGGATATCAGCTAGCCCAGCATAAGATATAGTTTTACTCCATTCAGCGCAAACAAATTTATAAGCACTTGGTTCGCCTGGCCCAGTCCAGTCAAAGCTCGCACCATCTACACCTCGGGCATCCAAAAATGTTTCAATCGTATCAGCATTAGCTTCTGTAATATTATTCCACGATAATGACCATTCGACTGGGCTTTGGTTTAAACCAAATGTAATTCTGTTTTCGTAACCATCGCCAAATTTAATCAGCCGTGATTTAGGGCTACTGTTTTTTTGTGCGCCGTAGCTTGGCGCGATGTTAGGGAAAGTAGCCATTATGCAAGAATGCCTCCAGGACGTTTTTGTTTTACTAATTCCTTTTGTACTGCGGCTGCAAGCAGCACACCAAGTTGCTTGCTGTTTTGATCATCGCCTTCTACTTTACTGCCTGTGGCATCAACATTAACCACAACGCTGGTTGAGCCGCCGCTACTGCCTTGCATCGCTACCGGGATGCGTTTGCCGTCAGGCAACGGTACATAAGCTTCGTTCTGGCTGCCCTCGCCGTACAAAGCCATCTGTGGCCCCGTCGCAACGCCACCTCTTGCATATTTCTTCAATGGCATCGGCCCCATTGCGGTCATGATGCCGCCTTTGGCAAATAAGCTGCCGCCGCCGAAAGCTGCGCCTGTTCCAGCACTAAAAATAGAACTCGACGCTGCGGCGCCATAAGTACCGCCGCCAGCAATAGCCCCAGCCCCGCCGCCTGGGAATATACTGCCCAGTACTCCTAGCAGCGGCTTCATTATTAGTTGTTGAGTAGTAATGCGGATCATATCTTTTATAATTGAATTTGCTAAATCAGCAAAACTTGTTTTGCCGGTTGTTACAAAATTCGCCAGTTGATCACCTAATCCTTGCAATGCGCTGCCGGTTACACCTTTTATATTTTCACTTAATGTGCCGATGCTTTCTAGATAACTGGTGACGCCATTCCTGATTCCTTGGGTAATGTCAGTTGCGTTAAGGTCTTCAATTTGTTGCTTTAGTTGGCGTGTCGCTTCCGCATTTTGCAATAGCTTTGTTCCTACTTCGTCTATTTGTTGCAATCTTAAGGTTAAATCGTCTCCTGTGAATCCTTTACCTTTGAATTCTTGCTCTGCTTGATCTCGCAATTTTTTGTTTTGCCTGCGAGTAGCAGCGTCTTCTAAGGCAGCTTCCAATTCACGCGGTTTAGCACCACGCATCCTCATGCGTAGTTCCATCTCTTCTTTTGCTTGATCGCCTGATTGCCCGTAAAGTTTTATTTCTTTATCTAGTTCTTTAAGGAACTTTTGCTTTTCTTCGATTTGATTAGTAAGCTCTTTCGTAACTCCAGATTCAATTTCTTTGCTTTTTTCTTTAAATTCCAACTCAAGCTTGCTATAATCACTCCTAGCCTTTTGGTTGATACCAGCCGCTTTCGCCTGAGCAATCTGTTTATTGGAATCACTTTCAGTTCTTTTTAGCGCAATCTCGGTATTAGCGACAAGTTCGCTTGCTTTGTTTGCGTATTCAAGATCAAGAGCTTGCAACCTTAATTTTTTTAATCTCTCAACATTATTCTTTTTTGTTTCTTCAGTTTCGGTGGCTAAGATATTATTTATTCTATCTCTTACTACCGATAAAGTTTTTAGACGGGTTAGTTGTTCGGCGTCGTATCTTTTTTGTATTTCATTAGTAGCAAGCAGCTCTTTAAGATCCGCCGCCTCCTTTGCTCTTCTTTTGGTCTCGGCATCATCATTTTTCCCTCCGGGACCTGGCAAATTTGATGGGGGCTTGACCGGGATTGCGTACCGGCCAGCCATACCAGTACCTGCTAATTGTTGCTGCGTAAGATTTGGATCTCCTTTGGGAACAAATTCTTTTATCCTTTGCAAGTTAAGATAAATTTTGGTCAATGGATCAACTGCTGCTAAAGCTTCTAAAACAATTGTTTTAAAGAAAAATTGTAGGCCTTTTAAGTTGTCATTGCCTATTAAATTAGCTATTGATTTATTTAATTGATCAATTTTTTCTTTAAATATTTTGAATGCAGATACTGCAGCCTTAGCCATTTCTGTTATTGAATCTTGAAAATCGGCTCCGATAGGTTGGAATGCTGAGCCAATAGCTAATTTAAGCTCGTCAAACGCGACAGTCATTCTTGCTCCTGCTTCTTCACTTGAATT